TGGGCTGTTGTGTCTACTTTAACAAACTATGCATCACACTTTGATGGACGTTTCCCTACTCGTAATACTGGTAACAACCACGATGGTGTGACCTCGTTTAATCGTCAGGCTCAAGTAGGCAGATGGTTGAATTCGGATACGTTTAAGACGTTAGAACGTCATGCAGTGGAGGTGTAATAAGATGCATTACAGTATTATTATTTGGTTGAGTTGGATAATCGTAGCCTTAGTTGGTGCGCTTATCTTAGGTAATTAATTTAATTAACACAAATACTGGGGCATCGTAATGGTGTCCCAGTTTGGAGATATAAAATGCCTATAAAACAAGTTGGAGATAAGATGGATTACTGGCAATGGCGTGATGCCTATGAACTAAGGTACAACGTTATGCCAGCATGGTGGTGGAATGAATATATGCGTCAGAAAGAGTACAAACAGTATCTGGAGAATGATGATGAGTGATATTAAAGAAACACTGCTTAATGCCTATGAGGAAGGCTTGGACATGGGCATGACAGAGTATGAGGCTGAGTGTTACGCTTATGAGAGCTTAGACAAGGCTAAGTATCCCTGTGACTATGTAAAATCTGTTGAGTTATTAGACCTATGTTGAGTACAGCATTAACGTGTCTGGCCTTGAATGTCTATTTTGAGGCCAGAAACCAACCATTAGATGGGCAGATTGCCGTGTCTAGTGTTGTCTTAAATCGTGTCAAAAGTGATAAGTATCCTAACAGTATTTGTTCTGTGGTTAAACAGGGATACGTAACTAAACAAGGACACATAATAAAAAACAAATGTCAGTTTAGTTGGTTTTGTGATGGTAAAACAGATAAACCAAGAGACCTAGACGCATACAGATGGGCCTTACACGTATCTCTAATGGTTTTATATGGTGTTACTTCAGATCCAACTGGCGGTGCATTGTACTACCACTCAACAGCAGTTAACCCTAAATGGAATCTGAGAAAACAACCACTTGAGATCATTGGAGATCACATATTCTATAAATAAATATGAAAGTGTGGTATTTTTGCCACAAAATAAAAAAAAATAACCCCGACACGAAAAAATTTCTTGACGGAAAAATTTCAAAATGTTACTTGTAACAGGTCGTTTCGATTTGCTTTCATGTTTCAATTAAAGAAACAAAAAATAAATAGAAGAAATTAATTAGTTACAACCTGTTACTATTGGAGAGTAAGAACATGGCTAAAGTTACTAAAAGTTTTGAAGAAGATCTAACAAAATTATTAATTAAACATTATAATTCTAATTGGCATTACAATTGGAGTACACAAGAGGATGGTTTTGAACTCATTGTTTTGGGTTGGGGTCAGAAGACCGACAAGAACCAGACGGAGTTACCGCTATGATTTATAATGAAATTAATTTAGGCTTTGCTAGATTAGCAGTATACACAGATGAAACAGGAGTGGTTACTGCTCAAATGAAAAGCAGTGATTATGATTTTACTGTACCTGCTGAAGAAATTTACACAAGAAAAGAAGTGGAGCAATCAGATGCATAGAGTAAGCGATAAGGTCTGGGACTACGATGCCATAGACAAGCAACGTAATGAAGATTGGAACGGCATACACAAACTAGTCACAGACCATGCCGTAGAGAAGCGTGTAACAGCAGAGGAAATAGCAAAGCGTAATGCTATCTTCTACAATCACAAGGAGATTAACAAGCCATGATTAAAATAGTAGAAGATATAACACGGAATATTAATTCTTTGTTTACTGACTGTAGTAACTGTCATAAAAAATTGAGTGGAAATGATCCAGTATTTTATGACGTTAACTGGCAACCTCTCCATGAGATACCACATATTCATTTTTGTAGTGAGAAGTGTTCAAAGGATCTTAACTAATGAACTGTTGGCATTGTAATAACCAATTAATTTGGGGTGGTGATCATGACATATCAGAAGAAGAAGAAGAATTCTGTATGGTCACAAATTTGTCATGTCCTGAGTGTAACAGCGAGGTACATGTGTATTTACCGAAAGAAAAGGAGAGCGAAGATGAATGATGTAGATATGGCAATTGAAAGAATTAAAAAATTAAAGGAATTGTTAGAGAAACTAACAGATCTTTATTATGACTCACAAAAGATAATTGGCACTGATGACAATGCTATATCAAGAGCAATTAGTTATGCCGAAGATGAATTAATACGAGACATTGATTGGGAAAAGAGTAATTTAAAGGAGAGTGAAGATGGCGTATGAAGACAAAGATTATTCGATAGCTGTGTGGAATGTCACATTTTATCTGGTTCATAAAGAGACTGATGATCCACTACTCAACGATGATGGCTCTGTCAAAGAGTTTCACGCTGATGATCATTTTGATTGTTCATATTTAACTGAAGGGTTAGACCTTGATGACTTAACCGAATTAGAGAGGAGCGAAGATGTTTAACTTAACAAGGAAAGAAATGATCGATCACCCTGTATCTTTGTCTGTTATCTGGGATAATGATGACGAACAATGGTTGGAATGCTCTGAAGACCTGATCATTGAAGGCTTGGATGACACTCACGAAGGCATGGGGGGAGATGACGGATACAACAGGAGAATTAAAGTTACAGATAAATCTCTTGGTATTAAGAATAAATTAGGCCGTATGATTAACGCTGATTACGGAGATTTTGTTGAGGATTTTGTTGGGGGATATAAGGATGATTGAAGAAAGACTTGATGACAGTGATGAACAGAGAGTTAAACTGTTCAAAGATTGGCTACATCAATGCCCTCATGGAGAGTTTCATTCTATTGAAGAGACATGGGATGACGAAGCCACACTAGGGTTTCGTGTAGACTTTGCAGTTTGTAGGAAATTAGAAAGATGACTTATAAATGTTGGACATGTATGAACTGTGGGTGTTCTCACTTTGACGAACAGATACCCATATCCTGTATCATGTGTAACCATGAAGATTTTGTGGAAGATCCAAATGAATACTACAAAATGTTGGATCTCAAGGAATGTAAGGATGACACAGAAGAAACGTGATCCTTCTTGGCAATGGCTAAGAGCCTTGTTGAAACAGGTTATCCCTTCCAAGAAAGGAAAGGGTAGCTATCAACGTAAACCAAAGCATAAAGGAGAGAAAGATTATGCCAACAAAGAAAATAAAGAAACCTCAAACTTTAGTTCAGTGGGGACATGAAGAAGTAACCCTACATGAGTTGTTTACAGACCTAAAGAAACTTGTGTGCGATCCTGTTAGAAATCTCCATGATATGGATGGGGATATGTATATGTCTGACTACCACAAATTGTCCGAAGCTGAATGGAGAATACTATCAGTTTTAAGAATACTTGAAGGTAAATAATGGGTAAGTTCGTACACCATTCTGTTTGCTCTAACTGTGGGTCATCTGATGCTAATTCTCAGTATGAAGATGGCTCATGGTGGTGCTTTAGTTGCCACACTTACACAAGAAAAGAAGGAGATAACAACATGGCTGAGTCAGTAGCCAAAGCAATACAAAACAACACTATCACAACGCAACAAGGATCATTCGAAGCAATATCTACTCGTGGTATTACTTTAGAAACTTGTAAGAAATATAATGTAACGATTAATAAAGACGAGACAGGTCAGGTTAGTCACCACAACTACCCATACTATGACAAGAACAATAAGTTATCAGCTTATAAAATACGAGATGTACAGAAGAAAGACTTTCGTACAACTGGTAGTTGGCCTGTTACAAGTTTGTTTGGACAACAGCTGTTCAGTAGTCCTTCTAAGTACATCACCATATGTGAGGGTGAGTTAGATGCATTAGCGGCTCATCAGATGTTAGGTAACTATCCTGTCGTATCTATACGCAACGGTGCAGGGTCTGCTCTTAAAGACTGTAAACGATCTCTTGAGTTTCTGGATTCATTTGAAAATGTTGTTATCTGCTTCGACTCCGACAAGGTAGGAATGAAAGCTTCTCAAGACGTTGCTGATCTATTCAGTCCGGGCAAATGTCACATACTTACAACAGCACTTAAAGACCCATGCGAGTATCTTGTTGCAAACAAATCAAAAGATTTTGTTTCTGAATGGTTTAACAACAAGAAACAATACACCCCTGAAGGAATCATTTGTCTTTCAGACATGTGGGATTCACTGAGTGAAAAGGAAGACATTATCTCAGTTGATTACCCGTGGGACGGAACTCAGAAACTTACATATGGCATGAGGTTAGGTGAACTATGTACATTCGCGGCAGGTACTGGTGCAGGTAAGTCTACAACAGTACGAGAGTTAGCCTATCATGTACTTACACAAAGTAACTACAATGTAGGTATGTTATTTCTTGAAGAAAGTGTTAAGCGTACAGGCTTGGCTCTTATGGGTATCCATGCAAACAAGCCATTACATTTACCAACGTGTCAGTATTCTGATTCAGAGTTTAAGGAGGCATTCGATGCTTTATCAATGGATAGACGGGTATTTCTTTTTGATCATTTTGGTTCTTGGGGTATTGATCAGCTTCTTTCTAGAGTAAGGTTCATGGCAAAGGGATTAGACTGTAAGTTTATATTCCTTGATCACATCTCAATCGTTGTATCATCTCAAGACTTCGGTGATGAACGAAGAGCTATAGATGAAGTGATGACCAAGCTACGTATGCTTGTACAGGAACTCAACATACATCTTGGAGTGGTAACACATCTCAAAAGAATAGCAGGTGATGGGCATGAAGGTGGTAGTCAAGTATCTCTTAGTCATCTACGTGGGTCACAAGGTATCGCACAACTGTCCGACATGGTACTTGGATTGGAACGTGACTCTCAGAATGAAGATGAGCAGATAAGAAACACTACCTTGATACGTGTTTTAAAGAACAGGTTCAGTGGTGATACTGGCCCTGCTTCTTACCTTAGATATGACAGGAACACTGGGCGACAGATAGAGATCGACAGTAGTGAGATGAACCCCGACGAGGACGAAGAAGAATCAACTCCTTCAGATAACGCAAGTCTATTTGATAGTGTGATGGAATAGATGGATGTCTTGGAAAACAAAACCATCTAACCAATCTGAGTATCGTAAAGTATATCAGAGAAAACGAAGGTCACTTTTAAAAGCCAATGCTGTGTCTTATAAAGGATCAGCTTGTCACCACTGTGGTTGGTCGTTTGAAGTCTTAGAAGTATTTGAGTTTCATCACCCTGATCCTTCTGAAAAAGACTTTCATATTTCAAATAAGTCTACTTGTTCTTGGGAGAAAGTAAAAAAAGAACTAGACAAATGCATTATGTTATGTGCTAACTGTCACCGTATAGAACACGATAGGATAAAGAGTCTTGAAAGCAGTACTTGACATAGAGACAGATGGATTGGATGCCAAGCGTATCCATCTTGTTGTCTGTAAAGATCTAGATACTGGATGGATACACTACTTTCGTGAGTGGGATAGAGCCAAGCTTCAATCTTTTCTGGATAGGACAGAATGTCTCATCATGCATAACGGTATATCCTTTGACATGCCTGTCCTGCAAAAGCTTTGGAATATCAAGTATCCATATGCACAGATCATAGACACGTTGATTGCTGCTCAGTTAAACAATCCTATACGCGAAGGTGGTAATAGTCTGGCTAACTGGGGAGACATACTAAAGTTTCCTAAGATGACACCGCCTGAGTCCTTTAAAGAATACACAGCGGAGATGCATCAGTACTGTATACGTGATGTCGAAGTAACAGAGAAGGTATACCTCCATCTTAGAGAAGCTATGCGTGGGTGGTCAAAGCATTGCGTGAAGCTTGAGCATTCAGTTAGAAGACTGCTCGACTTACAAAAGAACAATGGGTTCTTTATTGATCAAGAAAAAGTACTCAGTTTATTAGCAGTACTGGACGATGAGTCTGGAATACTTAATGAAAAGTTAGTTGATACTTTCGAACCAACTATAGAAGTAATGAAAACAAAAACAAAGATACATCCATTTAACCCACAGAGCCGACAACAAATAGGTGACAGGTTAATGAAACGTGGATGGAAACCTACACAGTTTACTGAGAAAACAGGTAAGCCTGTTGTCAATGAAGGTACGTTAAAAGAATGTACCATACCAGAAGCTGAAGACATAAGAAGATACATATTGTTACGGAAGAGAAGCGCACAAGCTTCGTCTTGGGTCAAGGCTATCAACCAAGATACTGGCAGAGTACACGGTAACGTCATCACAATAGGTGCAGTTACAAATCGTATGAGCCATAACTCTCCTAACATGGCACAGATACCGGCAGTATACTCTCCTTACGGACCTGAGTGCCGTGAGTGTTGGACAGTAGAACATCCTACGACACACAGACTAGTGGGTGCAGATGCGTCTGGCTTGGAGTTAAGGTGTTTAGCTCACTACATTGATGACAAAGAGTACATTGATGAGATACTTAATGGTGACATACACTCAGCTAATCAACGTATGGCAGGTCTTGAGACACGAGATCAGGCCAAGACTTTTATCTATGCATTTCTTTACGGTGCAGGGAGTGCCAAGATAGGTTCTGTGGTTGGTAAGGATGCAGGTACTGGTCAAAGATTAATTGATAAGTTTCTTTCTTCAATGCCAAAGCTATCTCGTTTCAGAGAACGAACAATCTTGGAAGCTGAATCAACTAACATGGTGAAGGGTCTTGACGGTAGATACTTTCACATTAAAAGCTCTCACTCTGCCGTGAACACGCTACTACAGGGAGCCGGAGCTATCATCTGTAAGGAGTGGCTCTGTCACATAACACATAAGGTAAAGACTAAAGGTCTTGATGCTAATCCTGTAGCCAACATACACGATGAAGTACAGTTTGAAGTACACAAGAATGATGCGGAAGAGTTCTGTAACATAACTAAGATTGCAATGAAAGACACAGAGAAAAGCCTTGATGTCAGATGCCCTCTTGACAGCGAAGCAAAGATTGGATCGAACTGGGCAGAGACACACTAACATGATAGATGAATTTGAAGTTAAAAGAGATTGGATTAAGAAAGCTAACATCAAGTCAGAAGAGATGGGTACGCTTCGTAACTCTATTACAAAAGGTAAAGGAAACACGATGGGTTTCTTGGGTGAGTTTGCAGTAGCTGACTTCCTAAAAGATAGTGTTGTGTCAAACACTTACGACTACGATCTTAAAGTTGGTGACCGTACCATAGATGTAAAGACTAAGAGTTGTACAGTTAAACCTCTTGACTATTACATGTGTTCAGTCGCGGCTTATAACACTAAACAGAAATGTGATGTGTATGTATTTGCAAGAATGCTACGCACCTTAGAAAAAGGATGGGTGCTTGGTTGGATAGAAAAGGAAAAGTATTTTGATGAAGCAAAGTTTTATAAGAAAGGAGAACAGGAGGGTGACAATGGTTACATAGTCGTAGCAGACTGCTACAACCTGCCGATAAAAAAGTTACACGATATTGAATTTTTTTCTTGACTAACTCTATCGGGTGCTTTAATTGTAGCATACTAAAATTGTTGAAACTTATTTGAAACTTAATAGAAAAGGATTAATACCATGCCAGTAATTTCTGGAAAAGCCTATTGGCCTAAACTTCACACCCCAATGGGGAGTCCAATGTCACCCGATGATAAACGTTATTCTATGGATGTCGGTAATCTTGATAAGAAAAATCTAAAGATTGCTAAAGACATTGGTCTAACAGTTAAGACCGATGACCCTGAGTCTGGTAAAGCTAATGCCGGAATCAAGGGTGACTTCGTTACACTTAAAGCATATGGCTATGACTATAACGGTGAGCTTAATCCCAAGCCCCCTCTTGTCGATGCTAATAACAATCAATGTGCTGATGAGATGTATCATACATTAGGTAATGGTTCTGATGTAAACGTTAAGTTCACATCTAAAACCACTAAGACAGGATTTCAAATGTTTCTGTTGCAAGGAGTACAGGTTGTGTCTCTAGTTGCATATGATAATCCTAATTCAGGTGATGACGTTGGTTCTTTTGATGTTGTCGAAGGTGGGTTTACTGAAGAGAGTCGTGTCGAAGACTCTCCACTTTAACCTGTAAAACAGAGGTGATAGTATGAAGAATATCTCCACAATACCACAAGATCTACAGGCTTTATGGGATGAGGGTTCCTCTCCACCTGCTGATATCCTTAAAGTTTTTTGTGATAATGTTTCTGAAGCTATCACCTCTTCCTTTACTGAAGCTGTAAGTGAAGAGAAGAGAGTGGTCTTACGTATGTCTTCAATAGGGAAACCAGCTAGACAACTATGGTACGAGTCTAGAGATGATACTGAACCAGAGTATATTAACTACAGTTTAAGATTAAAGTTTCTTTATGGTCATATCATCGAAGAGTTACTTGTTCTTCTTCTCAAGTCTTCTGGACACAAGGTAGAAGAACAGCAGAAAGAACATGAGATAGATGGGATCACTGGACATCAGGATGGTAGAGTTGATGGTGTTCTTGTTGATTTTAAATCTGCATCAGGCAGATCATTCAGTAAATTTAAAAATCATAGGCTAACTGAAGATGATCCATTTGGTTATGTTGGTCAGATATCTGCTTATGCACATAAAGAAAAAGATGAAGAAGCTGCATTCATTGTAATGGATAAACAAACAGGTGAAGTAACATGTATGCCATTGCATAAGATGGAGATGATTGACCCTGAAGAAAGAATTAAATATTTAAAAGATGCCTTGTCCAAAGACACGCCACCTGAACAATGCTATAACTCTGTGCCTGATGGACAATCAGGTAACATGAAACTAGCTACAGGTTGTTCCTATTGCAGGTTCAAGTTTGATTGTTGGGAAGATGCTAATGATGGTGTTGGGTTAAGAGGATTTAACTACGCTAATGGTACTAGATACTTAACTGAGGTAAGGAAGACTCCGAATGTCGAAGAACTCACGCCCAACTTTTAGGTCTAAGTTTGAAGGCCGTGTCTATGATGATCTCCTTGAACGGAATCATTCAGGTTCTTATGAACCTCACAAGATAGATTACACTGTGCCTGAGACATACCGAACCTACACCCCAGATATTGTTTTGGACAATGGAATATGTATTGAATGTAAAGGTTGGTTCCCTCTGAAAGACAGGAAGAAGATGGTGTTTGTTAGAAGCAGTAACCCAACACTTGACATTAGGTTCATTTTTATGGATGCTGACGTTAAGATTAGGAAGAATAGTCCTACTACATTAGGCACATGGGCAACGAACCATAGCTTTATGTGGGCAAGAGAGACTATTCCTGAAAGTTGGATTAATGAAAAAGAAACACAGACCAGAACACAGCAAGAAGTCGATCACCGTATCTATTTCGGTTCAAGATACGGACCCTATTCAGAGTGGAGATGAAGGAGCTTGGGAAACATTCTCAAGTACGTATATTTTTAATGAAGATCAAGAGACCTTAGAAAGGACAAGTCCAGAAAGAGTTATGTTTATAGCAGTATTTTTACAGTCTTTATTAGACGCTACTAAACCAGAGTATGAGGGTGAACCTCGTTCTGCTGTTGCTGATAGGAACTGTGCAGTAAAGTGGTTCACGTTACCTGAATGTGTAACGGCTTCGACTTTTGAACCTATCTGTGAGTTAGCAGGAATAGATCCTGACTACGCAAGGAGATACTTTAAATTAATTATGAAAGGTGAAAGAGAGTTTACATACCGAAGAATTAATATTCTTTTAAACGCTAGTAAAAACTAAGAAGGAGAGAGAGATGTCGGATGACATGGTTAATAATCCACCACACTACAACAGAAAAAATATCGAAGCCATCTGTGCAATCGAAGCAAGCATGGAACCAGAAGAATTCTGTGGCTACTTAAAAGGAAACATTCTTAAATATCTTTGGAGATATAATTATAAGGGTACTCCTTTACAAGACTTAGAAAAGTCTGAGTTCTATTTAAAACTTTTAATAAAAAAGGTAAAAGAAAGTGTCCAACCCATTGAAAATAAACCCGAATCCTAAACATAACTATCTGGAATCCAAGCAGAAAACCAAATTTCTTATTGATAATATAAAAAGGTACTATAGGAAACATGGCTTCACTAACTTTGATGTTTGGTCAGAGAGAGAAACAGTCGGGAAGACTCATATATGGGTTGTACGTAGTAATTTAGCTAATAAACTGTATAACTTATAGTTTAAATTTAACTTCTAAAGGAGAGATAAATTATGTCTACATGGCGTAGTAATGAAAATCCTATGTTCAGATCTGAATTTAGCGAGACAATATTCAAGCAGAAATACCAACACGAAGGATGCGAAACATGGACTGATCTTGCTAGAACACTAGCAGTTGATGTGTGTGGTGAGATCTTATCGGAAGATGAAGTAAATGAATTATCTAATATAATCAGCGACTTAAAGTTTATTCCGGGCGGTAGGTATCTTTATTATGCTG